AGCCAAGAACGTAAAGGCTGAAATTTTTACGGGTGTAGACCGATGTTCGTACAACGCGAAGCTGCTTTCGTCCAGTCCTGGTCTTAAACGGGGCGTGTTTTTTGACGCTTTCACAAAAGACAAGGCGCAATACGTCACCGTGCAGGCGGGACTTAAAGATTGCCCGCACATCAGCCGGGATAAAGTCGAGCGGATCATCGCCACTTATGGCGAGGAACATCCCTTTACCCGATCCAGTATCTACGGCGAGTTTATGGATCAGGATGAGGTCGACAGGTATATCCTGAGTGATACTGATCTGCGCCGTTGTCTCGATAATCCGCCTGAGTTCAAGCCGGGAATCGTGGTTCTTTTCTGTGACAGCGGTGGCGGGCACGATGAAAACGTAATCGTGCGGCGCGAAGGCAACAAGATCGAATTTGTTGCCGGTTGGCGCGAAGCCAACAAGGAAGCTGCGGCAGGGCGCTTCATCCGCGAATGGGTGCAGCAAAAAGTGAAACCAGACCAGGTGATCGTCGACGCCGCTGACAAGGAACTGTGGGACTTAGTGGAGCGAGGTGGATGGCCGGTGCGCAGACAGAACTTCGGCTTGGCGCTCCCGCAGAATGGCGTCTACACAAGCTGGTCCAGCATGGCGTGGATGGAAGGCGCGGCAGAGATCAGCAGGTGCGAGTGGATTCTGCCGCACGACGACATTCTGTTCGGAGAACTCACGACTCGCCAAAAGAAACTCAACGTGCGCGGGAAATGGCAAGCCGAGGAGAAGTACGAGATGCGCAAACGCAATGTGCCTTCGCCAAATCGTGCAGACGCAGTTCTCGGGTCAATGGCGGTGCAAGACTACGCGCAGATGACTGAGATCGTGCAAGGCCCGTGGAAAAGCGTCATGGATTTTGAATACGACAGCCGTGACCGGGCGGTTTTGTCCAAAATTGGAGCGTCGGCAGGATGGTAACGTAAAATGAGATACGAACTCTCAGACGAAATCGCGGACGCCCTGAAAAATAGGGATGACTGGAGTCGTCGTGCTGAGACGTTCTACAAGATGCGTCACACCGGCCTTCGTCGTGTTAGCCCGCCGTATCCGGGCGCTGCCGACCTGCATTTTCCGCTGATCGACTCCATCGTGGAGCGGTTAAAGCCCTTCTACTACAGTCAATTATTCGGCAGAGATCAGTTTGCCACGTTCACGTCGCTTCGCACGCAACCCGGTGACACAACGAGCGCGGTTAGCGCGTGGTTTGATTATCGGCTGAAGCAAAAGACGAACTTTGAACGCAAAGTCCTGACCTGCATCGACGCGATGTGCATGGCGGGGCGTTCACAGGTCAAGGTGATCTGGGATTTTGACCGCAGCGTCATCTGTTTCTACGCAGTAGCACCGTATTACTTCGTGGTTGACCCTAGCGTGGACGATTTGCACGCCGACGCGCGCTGGTGCGTCCACATCATGTCGATGTCGGAAGCCACCTACAAGGCGAACAAGAATTTTCGGCAGGACAAGGAGTTCATTACCCGGATCAAGGGACGCGAGGTGGGCGACTACGGGATTGCGGGCAACAACCAGCTTTTCCAGACCATTCGGATGCGGGAAGGGATCACGGTGCCAGCGGATGAGACCACCATTATACTCTATGAGATTTACGCCAAGGAAGACGATGGCCGGGTGTATTACGACACCTATTCGCCTAAGTGCATGGACGAATCGGACGCCGTGCGTGAACGCGAATACCTTCCCTACGACCACCGTAAATTCCCATTCGTCTCTTTCCGAAGTGAAATTAAAGACGAAGGCTGGTACAGCCCGCGTGGTGTAGCGGAGATCGTGGCGAGTTTCGAGGATTCACTGTGTCGGCAGTGGAACTTCAAGCACGACTGGATGGATTTCTTCAACCGGCCCCTGTTCAAGCGCACACCTGGTAGCTTGGGGGGCGGTCAAAACACCAGTAACACCAAGTTTTTGCCTGGATCGACGCTTCCTGACGGAGTTGAGCCGGTGGAATCGAAGGCTCCGCCGTTGTCTTTCGATCAGGAAATGCAGACGACACGCGCCCTGGCCGAGTACCGGATAAATGTCCCCGACCTCGGCGCGACGTCGCATCTTCAAGGCAGAGCCGGTGCGCGCGGCGACGTTACCGCAACGCAGGTCAACGCCATTGTCGGGCAAAGCCAGCTTACCGACGACATGCGGGCACGGGTGTTTCGGCTGGATCTTGGCGACCTGTTTAATATGTGCTGGTCGCTCTACAAGCAGTATGACCAGCAGAGTTTGACCTATGTACTGGATGACACGGTGGGGCAACTGCCACCGGACGCACTGCAAGGCGAGTACGAGATCAACCCCAACGGCACAAGCGATAGCTGGAATAAACCGCAGCAATTACAGAAGGCGATAGCACGATTGCAGATGTTCCGTGGCAGTCCCTACTGGCGGCAGGATGAACTAGAAAAGTCGGTGATGGAATTGGATGACCCGCGCATGATTAAGCGGGCCTTTACCGACCCAGGGCAGACCTTGAAAGAGCAGATGGAAGTTCAGGCGCAAGAGATCAGTATCATGCTACTCGGATTCCCCGCTGCGGTTCAACCGGGGGATGACGATAAGGCGCATATTCAGAGTCTTGAAGGCTTTGTTCAAAGGGATGTGCAGACAGGTGAAGGTCGAGTTACGCCGGAAGTGGCGCGGTTGATTCTCCAGCACGGGGCCGAACACGACAACGCGCTGGCGCAAAAGAGCGATCCGAACTTGAACCAGATTCGGCAGTCAATGCAGCCAATGCTTCAGTATTTAGGGCAGGTTGCCAACTCGCAGCCTGTTCCGCCAAATGTCCTTCAAGGTCCGGGGGCACCGTCAACGCAAGGCCAAACCGGGGCTGCTCCCGGCCTTGGAGGTTCAGAAGATCCGATTGCCGACGCCACGAAAGTTATGACGGCGTTAGCCACGTTGAAGAAGGCGGGAGTCCCCGTGACTGACGCCGAAGTGAATGAAGCATTACAGCGTGCCGGACTGCCGCCGTTGCAAGCTGGCACCCCGATTCCTGAACCGATCACGCCCGAGCCGGTGAACATCGAAGCGCAAGGAGCAACTACGCCGTGAAACACTTTTTTCGCCGACTTAAATTCGCGTTCACGGTGATGAAGCACTACCCAATTGTGGTCCTCCCGGACTTCTACTGGACTGATGCCGACTCGAAAGCGTGGTCCAATTTTCTCGGCACAGAAACGGGTGCGAAACTTCGCAACATTCGGTTCAACCGAGTTTACGAGAGCCAGCAACGCGCCATCTGCGACAGAAAAGACAGCGCGTATTCGGCGGGGATAGCGTTCGGGATTCTCGCCATGACCAGCGAGGAAGATCAGTTGCTTCAGGTGGAACTGCCGCAACCCGAACTGACCGAGGCGGCGGGGAACTTTAAGAGTGTGAACAGGTGAACACGGGACTGGAAATCTTTAAGCGAATGCAGCGACTGCAAGGCGGCAGTGAAGCCGTGCCCAGTGAATTACCGAGTCCTCCGGAAGAGGAGTTGGTGATGAAACCAAACTCGTTGTCGAATTTAAGGCCAGCGATGCTGTTGAAGGGGTTAGGGGACGAATTGAGTGGACTCAGTAAAGAGGATATAGCTAAGATGGTGGTGGCTGGTGTGCTAACTGGCGGCGAGGCGGAACCGATTAGGGGTGGTGCAGCTATGGATGTTGGGGCGTTGCAGGCACAACTGAAGGCACTTCGTAAACAAGAGAGTGAATTTCTTACCGTCAGTCGGGGTTCCCGAAGAATGATTAAATCTGAGGAAAATCGTTTAGCGATTCAGAAAGTAAGACAACAACTCAAAGAGGCGGGGGCACCGGACTTGACGTTAGCGGAAAAAAGGAAATTACGTGCAGGGCAGACTGAAGCCGGAACCAGTGGCAGTGTGGAGGCGGTGGATTTTGCACCGGGAGACTTTGTAGAAACGCCACACGGGACGGGAAAAGTCAGGCAAGTCCATTCTGATCATCTTCAAGTTCTCATGGATGAACACGAACCGGGTTATCCGCTAAGGAGTATACCGAAAAGTGACGTTAAAAAGTTTCTAAATGAAGCCACCAAAACCGAATCAGACGCTTTACCAACTGTACCTACAGGGGAGACTGGAACCGGAATCACCGAAGAACCACCGCGAGGTTACGTGCGTGGAACTAAAATCGTCAGGGGCTACCCGCCAACGCACATGCTCAACAACTGTTAAAAACTATGGAAACCGAAACTCTAACTTCCCCAGACGTTGAAGAAGCGGCCATGCGCGAACTCGGTGTGGAAACCGATGCAGCGGCAGGCCGTGAACCCGAAGCACCGCAGGATGCGGGACTGGAACGTTCCGTTGACCCCGATACGGCGCCGCAACCCGATGCCCCTGCCCCCGAATCGCCTGAACCTACGCAGCCAGAGGTGCATGAACCCCAGCGGGATCACCCGCAGCAACGTCCGCGCGATCCTGTCACCGGCAAATTCGAGAAACCCGATACCGACTATTCACGCGCCCAAAAGGAACAGGCACGCAAAGACCGCTCATGGCAGGCGCTCCAGGCTGAAAAAGAGCAGTTCCGCATGGCGCAGACCCAGTGGGAAGAACAACAGCGCATGGCCGCGCTCGAAGCCCAGCGCCAACAGTATCAGCCACTGAAAAAAGAAGGGCTAACCGCGCAGGAATACGCTGAGGGCGCACGGAGGTTTGAAGCGGAAGGCGATTTCGAGAACGCCTACAAAGCGCACCAGGTAGCACTTCAACTACAACAAGCCGAACACCAGCGCGGCGAACAGATGCGCGGCGTTGAAGCCGAATACTCGTGGCGCAAAGGGATGGAAGAAGTGAGTAAGGCGTATCCAGGCATCTGGGATCCAAACGATCCGATTGTGCCGCACCTTGAACGCATCATCGCCCAAAACCCGTGGATTTACTACGTGCCACAGGGATTCCAACGCGCGGCGGAAGTCGCGCACATGCTCACCCAGATGGGGACACTCAAAGAACAACAGGACGAAAACATCAAACTACGCGCCGAACTAGAAAAGTATCAGCGCAAAGGGCAACCAGCACGGGGCGGGTACGCAGCGCCGAGGACTAGGGAAAAGGATTTTGACGAGATGGGATTAGATGAGCAAGAGGCACATCTGAAGCATTTGACCGCCGAGGCGGATTCGTGGCGATAATGTGAACATGGGACTCACACTTTTTAAGCGGAAGCAGCGGTTACAGGGTGGCACTGAAGCCGTGCCCGAGGAATTGCCTACGCCACCGGAACAACCGCTTGATCGCGGGGACAGACTGCGGCGGTATTTGTTCGATCAGGTGCGTCAGGGTGTATTGCCCGACGAGGCACTGGCGGAGATACAGCGTGATCCAACGTCATTACGGGCATTGATGGCGTATGGAGAAGCAGCGTTGGCGGCAGGGACGTTATTGAGTCGTGGTGGCGGTGGGGAGCGAATTACTGCTGCGGCACTCAGGGGAAAAAGCGGTGAAATTAGAACAGGTGTGACTCATGGCCATATTGAAAAAGAAGGATTGGGTTTTACCGGGGATCAAAACGATGTTGGATTTGTTACAGATAAAGGACGCTATCTGACCCAGGAAGAAGCGGCAAATTTAAGCGGTGGGGCTGCGGGTGCCGAGCGCATGGCATCATATTTGAAAGACCCGGCAGCTTTCAATGAAGAAGTGCAATCATGGCAACAAGGTGGTGGGATGAGTAAAGCTGATGCTTTGAAGCATGTGAAGGCTGATTTGGCAGAACGCGAAGCGCGTGAAGCGGCTTTCAGCAGGGGCGAGAAACCACCTGTTCCGGTATCTGCAGTTGAAAATCACATGCTCGAACTTCCTACGGGTTATGTGCGTGAAGGAAATGTTTATGTCTATAAATCGTTGCCGCAGTATAAGCGTGGCACGGTGAGTGTTGGCTTTGGGCCACGGCATATGTTCAATGCGATATGAAAGTTTTAGTCGCATGTGAATTTTCAGGAATCGTGCGCGATGCGTTCACGGCGAAAGGGCACGATGCGTGGAGTTGCGACCTGCTGCCGACTGAGCGTCCAGGTAATCACATTCAAGGCGACGTGTTGGCGATTCTTGACGACGGTTGGGATTTGATGGTAGCTCATCCGCCTTGTACGCGCCTGTGTAATAGCGGGGTGCGCTGGCTGTCAGAACGCAATCTGTGGTCCGACCTTATTGAAGCCTGTTCCTTCTTTCTAGCCTTACTCCACGCTCCAATTCGTAGGATTGCAGTCGAGAACCCGATTCCGCACAAGCACGCAAGGGACGTGATCGGTCGTTATCAGCAACGGATTCACCCGTGGTTATTCGGGGAACCGGACACCAAGGCGACGTGTCTGTGGCTTCGGAATCTGCCACCGCTAATGGCGACAATCATTGAGACCGGCAGGAATCCACGGTGCTTTCTTGAAAGCCCTGGGCCGGAGCGTTCAAAGAATCGCAGCCGTACGTATCAAGGCATCGCAAACGCAATGGCCGAACAGTGGGGAACGACAAATTTCGCTGACGAAGCAGTGCGCAACTGCAACAAAACATCGGGGAACGGGGACAAGCAGGCGACCCGCGAGCCGGACCTAAACAGCGCCGCAAGGAAACCAATGCAATGAATAAAACTAGAAAGGGCTTAACATGCCATTACTTACTACTTCTAGTTCAGGGATCACCGGCCAGTATCAAAAGTATTTCTCAAAGAAACTGCTTCCACATGCTGTCCAACTCCTTGTTCTAGCGCAGTTCGGTCAAAAGGTTCCCTTCCCGCGCGAGCAGGGAGCGGTGACCATCCGATTCACACGCGGCGATGTGGCTTCAGCGGCGAATGTGTTGGCTGGTGGCGAAGGTATTCCAACGACTACTTTCCGCGATTACACCTACACATTCATCGACGCAACACTCGTTGAATACGAGCTTGCAGCCAAAATCTCTGATGTGCTGAGTTGGACCAACCTGTTCGACACACTCAAAAACATGACGGGTGTCATGGGCGAAGACGTGGCGCTTCACGCCGACAGTAAAATCCGTGACACACTTGTCGCGGGCGTTACTGGCGCAGGCAACAGGCGTTACGTCGGTGCTACGCAGACCTTCGCTGGTTTGCAAGCCTTAACCCAGACAACCGGCGCAATCACCATCTCGGACATTCTGGATGCGATGACCAGGCTTACGATCACACGCGCTCCCATGCTAAATGGCG